ATCAAGGATAGTTAACCTAAACTACCTTGATTGCTATTTGGAAAGTGTTATTATAGTTCGCTATGGTGAACTGTGGATCTGATTAATTTTACCTCCTTTAAATCCTTCTTTTCGAAGGATAGGAAATAAAACTTTAGATCATCTATTGTACGTTAAAAGCATTTTCGGCTGTACTCCAAATCTTGGAGACGGAAGATCTGCTTTTTCAAAAGTAGTAGCCATAACAAGTCGATTCATAAGATCATTGCCTTTTCAGTAAAAGAAAAGGCACTGAGAAATATGGTCTTCCATATAGTCTCTTCGCATATTATAAAATAAATCAGGAGATTTTATTCTTCCTGAAAATATTTTATTAAGCATCAATAATTCTTCTATAAGGGATTTAAAGCCCTCAAGATAAATTTTTGCTGCTGGTGCGTCGAGAGCTAAATCTTTGTCCATGAAATAACCTTTGGCAGATGCTTCTAAAGCTGCTACCGACAAAATCCCTTTATCGGGGAAATGCCGAGAGAAGTCGAAGTTTTCTGACATGATTGAATCATGGAATTTTAAGAAAGATCTCTGGACTGTATCGTTAATTTCTGTAGCTATAGTCAATGACATATAATTACAGAAAATCGCTAATGATCTTGTATCAATACCTCTAAAAGAGGTAGAGTTAACTCGACCAATGAACATTTGAAAAGTTTCAAATGTCAAAGGTTTAAGTTGGCATACAAGAATAGCTTTAACAAGCAATCCGAGGCTCTGGAAGGGTTTATTTAATGAACCGGTCACGTTGTAACCTCTACCTGCGATTCTAACTAATTTTGCTAGAGACAATCCATATTTAGATCCAAAGCCAACTAAGGCAGTGATATCAAATAAGGATGCCGATAGCTCTTTTAGAGAGACAGCAGACACGTCCGCACCGTGATAAAGTGTTCGTTTAGCGAATTCCGCAGCAGTACCTTTCCCGGAAAGAAGGGATTTATGTAATCCCATTTTAACACCTAGAGCAGTCATTATTTTGACGTACTCTTTGGCAGCTAAAGCATTCCAGAAAAGGATGTCATCTCCAAGTAAGGCGTATTGTTTAAACATTACACCTACTCGAGTAACACCTGCTCGTCAAGCGCTAACCTGAACAATAAAGTGATGCGTCAATGCTAACATGGCTCAAGAACTAAGGGCTCCCATCGGTTGACCAACAGAATATCTTACTGTTAGGCCATCCGAATTAGGAACCTCATAATCTCGGCCAACCAACGCTTTTCGCCATAAAGGCCCCAAACCTGGAAAAATATAATCTAGGAGTGGGACCTGAAGGTCGATAGGCAATCGGTCCGTAGCAGCAGACAAATCTAACGAAAATAAGGGTACTTGACCCCATGGTATTCGTCCTAAAGGTTTCAATTGGTTAAAAGTACCGTCCATAGGTATTCTTCGAAGTAATTTGAAGATATATTTATGGATTGGGTACAAAACCCATTGAGTCCAGGCGTCTACCATGGCAAATACCCGAACTTTTCCGGCGGCTTCTTCTTTGAGTCCTAGTCTTCCGACTGGGAATCGAGGAGTTTTGCCGCTAGTCAGTTCGAAAAACTGAAAAAGCTCGAGTCATCTTACATTACCGGTTAATAGAGATATCTGTTTTAAGCAGAAGCTTAAACCAGCTGACTCCAAAGCCCCGAAAGTAGCATACAGAGTTTTTATGTCTGTTGCTCAAGAACCTTTAGCAGCCCCCGGAGACGCAGTAAGTATTGGGAAGAGTTTTCTTTTTAAAGAAAGCAAAAACGCAATACTTAACGGTCTATTCGGAGTCTGTAAGGCTCGCAGTCGG